GGAAAAAACAAAACACATTAGAAGGTTATATAGAAAGACATGGGGAAATAAAAGGCACCGAAAAATATAATGTATTTTGTGAAGGATCAAGGAAACAAAACACATTAGAAGGTTATATAGAAAGACATGGGGAAATAAAAGGCACCGAAAAATATAATGAAACTTCACAAAAAAAATCTAATTCACACACATTATCGGGTTATATAAAAAGATATGGTGAAATAAAAGGTAATAAATTATTTAATGATAGACAAACAAAATGGCAAAATACCTTAAATAATAAATCAGAAGAAGAAAAAAACAAAATAAATAAATCAAAAAAAGGTAAAACATTAGAAGAATTAATAAAATTACACGGAGAGAAAAAGGCCAATGAATTAATTGATAAAAGAATGAGTGGTAAATCTAAATGTAATAAAGCATCTAAACAATCATTAAAAATATTCATACCCATTTACAAATATTTAAGAAAAGTATATAATTTTAAAAGAAATGAAATATTTATGGGATTAGGAAGTAACAAAGAATGGTATATCAATAAAAATGATAATTTTTATATGTATGATTTTACTGTTACTAAATTAAATTTAATTGTAGAATTTCATGGTGTGATGTTTCACCCTAAAATTAGATGTTGTGATTGGAAACAATTGTTCACTAATAAATCTTCTGAAGAAATATTTGATTTCGATGAAAGAAAAAAAACTGTTGCTATAAATAAAGGATTTGAATATTATAGTTATTTTAGTGATGAGAATATTAATGATGTAATAACTTCAATAAAGGGAATAATTGATGAAAAAATTAACAATGACTTACAAAGAACTTTATGAGCAATTTGAAGATTCTAAAGAAAAGTTTTATGTTAAAACTAACACTGGGGAATTTACTAAAATTAACGCATGTGTTAAAAAAACATCCGATACTTATGATGTAACAGTAAACAATGAATATAATATCACAATTGGTGATAAACATTGCTTTATGAAGCCAAATCAAAATGAAATTTTGGCAGAGAATTTATCACCAGGGGATTATATCAAAACTACAAATGGTGATAAATTAATTACTTCAAAATGTAATTTTTTGAAAGATCAAGAAGTTTATGATATTGCTATTGATGCTCCTCATTGGTATATTAATGATTCTTATGGCATTATTCACCATAACACTGCGTTTTCTCTTATTATGGCAAAAGCCTATATGGACAAATATCCAGAAGCTGCTCTTTTATTTTATGATACAGAGTTTGGTACACCACAGGCATATTTTGATACTTTCGGAATTGATACTGATAGAGTACTTCACACTCCAGTAACAGATATTGAGCAACTTAAATTTGATTGTATGAAACAACTCACGGAATTTGAACGTGGGGATCATGTAATTATTATTATTGACTCTGTTGGTAATATAGCATCTAAGAAAGAAGTTGATGATGCACTGAATGAGAAATCTGTTGCTGATATGACAAGAGCTAAGCAGCTCAAATCTTTTTTCCGTATGGTTACACCCCACCTTAACCTTAAAGATATTCCAATGATCTGCGTCGGGCACACATATTCTACAATGGAAATGTTCAGCAAAGCTATCATCAGCGGTGGGTGTTTGATACCAGGAACTAAAATTAAATTGTTTGATGGTACTTATAAAAATATACAAGATTTTGTGATTGGTGATGTAGTTCAAACAATAGAAGGAAATAAAGAAGTTACTGCAACTTGGAATCCAGATACATTAGAGAATGGAACTCCTGAATGTTATGAAATTGAATTTGAGGATGGTTATAAAGTTACTTGTTCAGACATTCACAAATTTTTGATTGATAATGAATGGGTAGAAGCCCGAAATTTGAAAATTGGTTTTGATGTTAAACAATTGTAAATTGTGTGGTATTCATTATGATGATATTTTGAATCATGTTTGTATGAAATCATTTATAACATGGAAGGAACAATATGAAAATCAAAGCGATAACAAAAGTAGGAAAAAAAGAGGTTTATGATATTTCAGTTAAAGATGCAGAACATTATATTTTAGAAAATGGTGTTGTTACACATAATACAGGTTTGCTATATTCAGCAAATGCCGCCTTCATCATCGGGCGCCAACAAGAAAAAGATGGTAAAGATTTAATGGGATATAATTTCATTATAAATGTAGAGAAATCCCGATATGTTAAAGAGAAGTCTAAAATTCCTATTGAGGTTCTTTTTGAAGGTGGTATCAGTAAGTGGTCAGGTTTGATGGAAATGGCCCTTGAAGGTGGATTTGTAGTTAAACCTAAACAAGGTTGGTACAGTAAAGTAAATCAAGAAACGGGGGAGATTGAAGATAAATCTTGGAGAATGAAAAAGACTTATACAAAAGACTTCTGGGGTGATATAATTACTACAGAAAAGTTTAATAACTTTATTGAAGAAAAATATCAAATTGGGACGGGTGATATTATGACAGCTGATGATATTGAGTCTATTGGGAAAGATGAAACGGAAGAAATGGAGGATTAATATGGAAAAGAAAGTCACTTTCAGGATTCCTGAATTAGATAATCTTGATATTGTATTAGATTTTACTGATTTCGTTGAATCTGGGACGTATGGTGTAGAGTATAATGCGGATGAAACTAACTTCACAGATGAACAAGTTATGAAAATCGTGAATAAAGTAATTTATAAACTATTGGATAAAGCTCAAGAAGAAGGATAAATTTTGATTTCTGAAATAATTTTAAGTTCACTGTTATCTAAAAAGCCTTTCGCAAGAAAGGTTCTACCACACATTAAAGATGACTATTTTGAAAGCATTGAAAAGAAAACTCTTTTCAATCTAATCAAGAATTATATTGTACAGTATAAAGGTCTTCCTACAGCTCAAACATTAAAACTAGAATTAACCAAGAATGATAAATTATCAGAGTCTGGTTATTCTGATATGGAATCTTTAATTAATGAAGTTTCAACTTATGAATCCGATTATGACACAGATTGGTTAGTTGATAATACAGAAGAATGGTGTAAGGAAAGAGCACTTCATAATGCTATCTTAGAATCTGTTACTTTAATTCAAGAGAAACAGTCAACTGGTGGTATTCCTGAATTAGTTAGACAAGCCCTTCAAGTAGAATTTGATACTTCAATTGGTATTGAATTTCTTGACAAGAGTGGAATTGATTCACGATGGGAAGATTATCAACGCAAGGATATTAAATTTAGCACGGGTATTCAAGCATTAGATAATGTTACGGCGGGTGGACTAGAACAGAAATCACTTAGTTGTATTATGGCAGGTTGTGTTACCAAAAATACATTAGTTACATTAAGACACAAAATAACCGGGAATATTATTAATGTACCTATAATAAATTTAATATTATGAATTAATCCAAGGTAGATAAATAAATACAGATAATAAGTTTAGGTTGTTTCAGCAACCATAGAATCTGGAGTTGATTCCCTTATTATCTGCACTATTACTTATCACCTTGGATGAACCAATCATGTCAATCATTCTATTAAAAAATAAAAAAGCATTCACTTCTATATCTAATTATTTAGAATATTATAATTTAGAAAATACAATAAATTTTATAAGGAGTTTTTTGGATGGGCGAGTTAGTTGAAAGTAAACAACTTAATAATTATCAAGTTTTAACTGATACTGGGTATGAAGATGTAAAGGCAATTCATAAAACTATACCATATAAAATTTATACAATTTGCACAAAAGAATTTAGATTAGAATGCTCTTTTAATCATATATTATATGATGAAAATATGGAAGAAGTTTTTGCAAGTGAAATATTAATAGGGGAATTAATAAAAACTGAAAATGGATTCCAGGAAATCCTTACAATTTCAATTAATGAAAATATGGAAAATATGTATGATTTGGAATTATATGATGGAAACAGGCGATATTATACAGATGGAATATTAAGTCATAATACTAATGCGGGCAAAAGTTCAGCAATGTGTGCCCTATCTTCTAACTTTATTCGCAACGGTTATAGTGTTCTTTATATTACTTTAGAAATGGCAGAGGAAAAGATTGCTCAAAGGGTAGACGCTAATCAACTTGGCATTGATATTAATGACATCCCTCTGATGAAAGAAAAAACCTTTAAGTCTCGTCTAAATAAAATTAAAGAAAAAATTAATGGTCGATTAGTTATTAAAGAATTCCCTCCTGCAGCAATCGGCACTAATCGTATTAGAGCACTACTAAGTGAATTAAAAATTAAATTAGATTTTGAGCCACAGATTATCTGTCTTGATTATTTAAACCTTATGGTTTCTGATAGAGTTAAATCAGATAATTCATACACTATAATTAAATCTATTGCTGAAGAGCTACGAGGTCTTGCTGTTGAAGGCAAATACGCTATCATGACAGCAACACAAGGTAACAGAGATACTAATAGTGAAAATAATTCTGATATGGATTTAACTAATGTATCAGAATCAATCGGGCTTCCGGCTACGGTTGACTTCATGATCGCTGCCATATCACCTGCTGAACTTAGGGAACAGAATATTCAACTCTGGAAAGTTCTTAAAAATAGATTTGGAGGGATTGTTAATCATAAGTTTCCTCTTCAAGTTAATTTTGCAAGAGCTGGTCTATATGACATGGATGCTTCAACAGTTAATATTTCAGACAACGTTGCATCAAATGGATTTAAGATGAAAGAGGAAGAGGATCGACTAAAGAAAAAGAATGAAATTATAGTAGAAGAAGATGAAGAAATCGGGGATATGTTGGATTTGATAAATGAATAAATATTCATACTATTAACCCCCCTTAAGGAGCACTTCATGCAAGATAAACTTTATTTGTTTGACACGAATGTAATGTTAGATCACCCTGAAATCTTACAAGACCATTCAAATGTTATATTCTCTAATATTGTTTTAAAGGAGCTTGACTCACAAAAATACTCAACTGGATTAGGATATGCTAGCCGTTGCGCAATAAGGGCAATCAGAGATTACATCAACTCTGATAAAAAGTACATATTTGATACAAATCACGACACTAACATGACTAATGACATGAACATTATTATGTCAGCTAAAAGACATGGTGCTATATTACAAACTAAGGACATCGCAGCTTCTTTGCTAGCAGAATCATTTGCAGTTAAATGTGAATTGCTTTCCGATAAACTAATTACAGATTTTAGTCCTTATATTGTTGATGATGACTGTGACTTTGAATTTAAAACTTATGACTTAGAATGCGAAGAACTGAGATTTTTCAAAGAGTATATTAAACAAAAATTTGATAGAGAATTGACCGCTTGGACTTATTATGTAATTGGCAAAGATATTTGGTGCTATAATCCAAAAACAGATATTCTTGAGTGTATTTCTAAAGATGAACAATACTGTAATGTCA